ATCTACTGACTTCTTAACAGCTCCAGCATCCTCGACCTTTTCAATACGGTCGGCAACGCCTTCAACCTTGTCATCAACAGACTTTGTAACTTCTGCCAGCTTCTCATCCACTGACTCAATTACTTCTTCCTTCATCTTGCTGATTTTCTCATCTAGAAGGGTACTAAGGCCCTCCATGAGCTTTTCAATATCCATATCGATACCTCCATCGTTTTCACCATCGGTGATTATTTCATCTGAATCATCAGACTTAGTTACACTATCGCCAGAAGCTTCCATTGCCGCCCCACAGTCGCTGCAGTATGATGCGGAAGCATCACACATAGAACCACAGTCAGGACAAGCCATTTCTGAACCTGAAGCATCTTCACTATCATCTCCAATTTCTACGGAAACGATAGCAATTTCAGCTTCAGCTTTAGCGATAGGAGTTACATCATCTGCTTTTTCGATATCAGTGTTACGCCCAACATAAATATTTACGTTAGGTGCTCCCTGAGTATTTGATGAAACAGAATTATCTGCGGACATCCCATCGGCATCGATTGACTTAGAAACATCATTGGATGTCTCTCCGTTGATCCAAGTAATAAACTTGGTAATCAAACCAACCTTTGCGTTATCGGATAATGTCTGCACAGACTCTACTGTATCATCTGATACGTTTTCATGCAAATCCATATTGCCTCCTATAGAATGTTTATTTAAATCCTCATAAGATTTATTTGTCTCATTCTCATTTTTTCTTTTCATACGGTCAGAAATAGAGTTAGCCCAAGTTCTGCCAGCGTCTCCGCCCCACAGAGCCCAAGCTATTCTCCCGGCAGATGGAAAACCATCTTCACCGGGCGACCAACCTTGACCTTTTTTATCAACTTCGTGCCTTGCAAAGTAACTAACCATTCTATTAATAGTATCAAGAGGAAGTTGCTTACCGTTAGATAAGTCACGAGCTCGTGCTACTCCTATAGCAGTTCCACCACGATTAAATTCTTTGCGCCACTCCAAACCCTTACGAGCTTCAGAACGAGCACCTTGTGGTGGACTAAAACCATCACTGGCTTTTTTCATTTCGGTTTGTACTACTTTAACTATAACATCAATATCGAGTTCATCAACAATTCCAACTTCTCTCATAGCATCGCCATGATCGCAGTTAGCATTATCAATTTTAGCAACTCCATGTCTGTCACAGTAAAAAACTTTATACTTAGCAAGATCGTAAGTAAGGGAACCATCAGGAGCCCTTTTAACCATTGTTACAACAGCGGCAGGATTGCCCATGTTGTCTACAAGACTAAGTTCATTCAGCTCATACTGATTGATTCGTCTTATAGTTCGATTACTAATTTTATCCATGTCTTCTGACGATTTTACAATACGTCCACCGACAGAAAAACCCTTCAGGGTTCCGTCAAGGATTTTTTCCCAAGTATCTTGGGCACCTTTGGAAATGTAGGCATCAACCTCAAATCCTCGATACTCTCGACCTTGGTAGGGAACCATGACGGGGCGATAATTAATTGCTTTACCGACAGCCTTTGGTGCATGCATTTCTCGGATATTTCCTACCCAATTCTTGAATGCATCAGCAGAAGCGGCATACTCAATTAAATCCCCTGAAGGATCTACATTATCAGCAGTTGCATAACCTGTCACAATGCGACGAGCTATATCAACTTTGCTGAATGGGATAGATAATGTAATTTCATTTGACATTTATATATATCTCCCTACTCGCAATATGTGGCAATACTGCAGATTGGGATAGCAACGGCTATGTTGTCCCCTGAAGCATACCAGAAGATATGACATATGTCAACTAGCCAAATACAATATAACTAACAGTGCTTGTGCCAATAGTTGCAGTCTGATAGTTTCCCTCAACTGTAACATATTGTGGAGCAGAAGCTGGCAAATATATTGTATACTTACCATCCAAGACAACAGTGGCAGCAGCGACTGCTGAAAACATCCATTTCCTGGTTCTGTCGGTTACAGTAATGGTATTACCAGATGCAGTCTGCCCTGAAGCAATAACTTGTGCAATTTCCATTTTAACCTCTTTCCCTTACGCCCTGAGTATCTTGGGCTTGACCGCGTTCTTGCCCCGTACCATCAGTCTTAGGAGTAGCATTAGAGCCATTATCCTGACCTGACTTAGGTGGAGTTCCAAACATTGCA